GGGCCTCGAGGGCCTCGTCGGTCTGGGGGACCGTCCGCTCGCCGCGCTCGTCGCAGAGCATCAGCTGAACGAGCCGGGCCGACAGCGGCGCGTCGCCGCTTTGGTGCTTGTTGCACCACATCCGCCACTGATCCACGTCGCCGCTCGACGGGTTGCGGACGAACACCTTCCGCCCGCCCAGCGACTTCACCTCGAGCTCGAGCGGTCCGCCCTTCAGCGCCGCGAGATTCAGCAGTTCATCGAATGACAGTGACATCAGCTGCCCTCCAGGGCTCCTGTGAGTTGGAACGTGGCGGTCCCGGTCGACCACTGGCCCGCTCGGCCGGAATGGTTGAAGGCCATCAGGATCGCCTCGCCGGAAATCAGGTTGCCCGGGCTATCAAACACGATCTCGGCCTTGAGTCCAGCGTCGGTCGGCGCGAAGGACGGCGGCCCCCAGAAGGTGAACGTGAGCGTGGGCGGCTCGATGCTCGTCACGTCGTACTCTTTGACGACCCGGGCATTCGCCCCGGTCCCGAAGACGGGGCTCTCGACGTGCGTTACCTCGTGGGTCTCGCCGGCCTTGCATTCGGTGTCGAAGCCGGTCAGGTATCCAATCGGAACGCCGTCGAACGAAACGGTCGTGCCGTGCGACGAGTAAAAGCCGGGCATCCGATCCTCCGGTCAGGAATCAGGAACCGGACTGATCTTCGCCTTCGATCACTTCCTCGAACGTCGCGGAGCCCTCGACGTAGGCGTTGGTTTTCCGGGACAGTCCGGAGGCGGTGACGCGATAGGTCCCGCTGCCGTCGGCCGTGTCCAGTTCGCCCACGGTGCCCTCCTCGATCGCCACCGTGTTGTCCACCGACCGGTAGGCGATCGTGAACTTTCGCGGGTCGCGCTTGGGGACGATCGGGGCCAGGACCATCACGGCCTCCCCGCCGTCGGCCACGTCGAGCGTGGTCATATCGAGCCGCTCGCGGCTGGGGGCGGACGACTCGTAGGAGATGTCCATGCACTTGTAGGTGTTGCCGTCGAACTCGAACGTCGTGCCGTGGCTCGTGGTGAAGATGTCGCCGGGCATGGGTCACTCCAGGTAGGTGATTTCGACGGTAAGCTCGACGGTGAAGGTCGGCTGTTCGCGGCCCTCGAGGAATCCGGAGTCGCCGTCGGCGACGTCCACCACGAGGCATTTTTCGATTGTCTCCCCGTCGGCCGAACCCTTGAACCTGTGGATCGCGGCCGTGATCGCGTCGGCGATCTCCCAGGCCTGGACGTAGGAGTCGGCGAAAACCGACACCTGGAACGTGGCCACCGGCGGGAGCTCGTCGAACTCCGGGAGGTCTTCCAGGGCGTCCGGCAGCAGCTGCTCCCGGATCGTGGCCGTGCGGTTGTAGATGACGTAGGGGGGGTCGCCGGCCCCGGTCATCTCCACCGGCCAGGCCGTGACCTCGTAACCGCTCCCGCTGCCGGTGGCGTCCTCGATCGCTGCCTTGAGCCAGACGTGGGGGGAACCCATCACCGCCTCCGGTAGTTCGGGTTGGAGTTTTTGCCGCTGGCCAGTTCACGGGCGGCGGCCTCGAGGGCCTTCTTCATTTCCGAGACCAGCAGCGACTGGGCCGGGCCTTTCGAGGCCTGCCGGAACTGTTCCATGATCTCGCGAGGCCGGATGAACTTCGTGCCACCGTCGATCCAGATCGCCTTCCGGCTCTCGAAGCCGGCCTTGAATCCGACCACACCGTAGACCACCCCAGACTTGTTCTTGCCGATGTACTTCGATTTGACCGTTGCAGCCCTCCGCAGAGCGCCGCCGCGCCGCTTGAAGTTCTCCTTGAACTGTCCGCGGACGATCGTCGACTGAATCGTTTTCGTGCCGCCCTTCGGCGTCAGGCGTTTCAGGAGCGGGACCTGCGGGCGGAGAACCCGCTTCATGACGGCCTTCAGGTGTTTCTTCGCGATGTGCCGGGGCAGCGCATCGAATCGGCCCATCAGCGAGCCGATCTCTCCCTGCATTCCCTGCCAGTTCAGCGTGATCACGTCGCCTGCTCCTCGACGACCAGCTCGAGCTCCTCGCGGCGGCCCCGCTCGACGACCCCGGCGATCATCAGGATCCGGTCGTTCCGGGACACCCACCGGAGCCGCATCAGGCCTGTCACCCCGGAGACGTAGCGAATCCGGACCGTCGCCTGGAGGTTGCCGCCGATCTGGCCGCGGCGGGCCTGCTCCGAATAGCTGACGGCCTCGTAGGACCCGTAGACCTGGCGCACGGCCTCCCAGGTGGTAACACTCTCGCCCGCGGCGTTCCGCGTCGAGACGGGCTCCTGGATCTCGAAGACCTCGGTCAGGATGCCGGAGGGGACGGCCATCACCAGCCCCCGTTCCAGCTGCTCGCGGCCAGGAGGGTGTCGAAGGCCTGGGGCAGTTCGGTCGCCCCGTCGGTCGCGATCACGCCCCGATTGTTGAACTGGTGGTCGACGTAGGCCAGGATCGCGGAGCGGAGGAGCGGGTCGACCGTGTCGCCCGGCTCGACCCCGGCCCAGTAGGTGACGACCACCCGCTTGCCGGTGCCCTTCGACAACTCGATCGTGGCCGGGACGGCGTCGGCATCGACCTCGTAGTCGTCGCCTTCGGTCAGTTCGTCGTCGTCGGCCGTCACGACCAGGCCGTAGGCGCTGCCCGTCAGCAGGGGCGGGGCCGGGAGCCGGAGGAACTCCGGGGCGGCCTTCCAGGTGGCCCGGTATTCGGTCGCCACGATCGCGATCCCCAGCCGGGCCTCGATCAGTCGGCGAGCCGTGGCGATCTTGGCCACGAGCAGCGTGTCGTGCTCGGTCTGGTCGGGCATCAGGCCGATCTGGGCCTTCGCCTCAGACAGGCTCACGGGCTCGACGCTCGGGTGAGTCAGGACGCGAAGCGTGTCAGGGCGGTATTTCATCGAGCCTCCCCGGCGCCGGGGGCCACGGCCCGCTCCGCCGCTTGCGGCCGGCAGACGCTGCCCGGCCGGACGTCATCGGAGCCGATTCCCAGCGAGACGAGCCGCCGAGCCAGGGCCGGCGTTGCGTGGATCACACCACCCGGCGGAACGCCCCGGTAGGTCTTCAGGAGGCGGATCGGGGTGAGCGCGGCCACGGGATCCTCCTGAAACGCCACGGCCCGGCGGGCGGCATCCCTGCCACCCGCCGGGCATCGCGCGAGTCTCACAATCAGCTGCTGCCGGCGGAATACAGCTTGGCGACGAACTGCGGGTCGTGGTTCGCCAAGCCGAACCGCTGGAGGCCGCGGTATACGATGCCGTTGCTCTTGAAGGCCGCGTGCTCGGAGGCCGCGACCTCGAGGCCGTTCTGCTTCAGGACCACGGCGGTCGCCATCGCGAAGTCGCCGTACAGGGCCAGCGTCCCGGCGGGGAGGCCGAGCACCCGGTAGACCGGAGCACCCATGACCGTCGGCAGGACGCGATCGCCGACCGTGGTCGACTGGCTGATCACGCTCGACTTCAGCATGTGCGTCCAGCCTTCGCCCGACACGATCCAGGCCGTGTTCGAGGCCCGGGTGTCGATCTTGCCGACGATCTCGGCCAGGTCGCCACCGTCGAAGTCGGTTCCGGCCTCGACCTCGTTCTCCTCGTCGATCAGGTCGACCAGGCCGTCGATCTCCTTGCCGGCGTCGCCGTTCAGCCACACGTTGTCGATCTTGGTCGCGACCGCGATCGAGATCTGCCGGTTGAACACGGTCGCGAGGTTCGCCACCCCGGCCGCGTCGTCGAGGAGCCGCCGCGAGATCGTGACCAGGCGGCCGACCTCGTGGAGCTTGATGTCCTCGCGGCTGGTCGGGAGGGCCTCGTCGTCGACCTCGGTCAGCTCCTCGACCCAGTCGGCCTCGATGTCGCCGATCTTCGGGATCTGGAACTCGTTCGAGGTCGTCTCGAACAGGGTCGCGAGCTGCACGCCGACCGACTGGTAGGCGAGCGTCTCGAGGAACCCGCGGTACAGCTCCGGCGAGACCAGCTCGACGCCGGCCCCGTCATAGGTGGGCGAGGTCTCGCCCATGTTGCGGAGGTCGATGGCCTTCGCGCCCATGCCGATCGCCCGGAGGAACTGGCCACCGGCCACCAGGTCGGCGGCCGCCACCGGGCCGCGCTTGGCGATGTGGATGGCCGGAGCCTTCCGGGTCGCCTTCTCGACTTCGCCGGCGGGGGCCGAAGCGGGCGT